ATGGAGGACGAGGAGCGTATTCGCAAGCTCAAAGGTAAGAAGCCCACTCCAAAGGCACTCCGTCGCATCCCAGGCACTGATAAGTATGTCAAGGAAGGTGCAAAAGAGGATTACAAGAAGAGCGATTCCGACGAAAGAGCGCATGATACTTTTGACCGGGCAGAGCCTTTTGAAAGAAGACCTTACACACATAACTCAGCAAACACCGCTGACAAGCACGACTTTGCGCGAGATCGGGGAGAGAGTTCCAGACAGCCCAAAAAGATCCGAGGAAGAAAAGAAACCGAGCGCGAACAAAACGCTCGTAGAAAGTATTTGAAATCAACGATAAAGATCAGGCGCAGAGATCGATAGTAAAATGATTAGACCCCTCACCGAAGAGCGAAAGCAAAAGATGCCCAAGATGAAAATGGGCGTTCATAAGAGCCGTTCTGGGGGTCTCACCAAGAAAGGTGTTGAAGCCTATCGTCGTGAGAACCCAGGTTCTAAACTCAAGACTGCTGTTACCAAAGACCCCTCCAAACTCAAGAAAGGTTCCAAATCAGCCAAGCGTCGTGCCTCCTTTTGCCGAAGAATGTCAGGTATGAAGAAGAAGCTCACGAGCAAGAAAACAGCCAACGATCCAGATAGCCGTATCAACAAATCCCTTCGGAAGTGGAACTGCTAACCTAGATATGGTATGGCGAAGCGCGACCGATTCAAGGGAACAAGATCAAGAGAAAACATTGATAAGTACCTCTCTCCCGAGAGTGATACTTTTCGGATGTACGACTTGGATAACCCGGATATTGGTTTCTTCAATCGTGTTGATAGCGAGCTTATCCGCCTAGCAGGGTCTCCTGTTCTTGTATATCGCTATACTGGAACTGAAAACTACGACGATGTTCTAGACGAAGACCCCCTCAAGGTATACGATCCACAGCCAGCTATTTGTGATGCTCACTACGATCCCCGTATGTTTGAGGAACCACTAGCTCAGTTTGGTATCGAAATGACCCAGGATGCTGTCTTTACATTCAATAAGGATGATTGCTTCCATCAGCTAGGCCGAGAGATCAAAGCGGGGGACATTGTGTTTACCAAGTTCCAGAACACTCTGTTTGAAGTTCATGAGGTTCAGGAAGATTCCTTTGAAGCCTATGGTGTTTATCACCTTGTTGCCTCAACCAGAGTATTGAGAGCGCACGAAAAACTTCTCAATGTTTTGGGTCTCAATCGCTTCTTTGAAGACGATGAAAGACATAAATAAGGTATGGCGAAAGAGAACCGCAAGAACCCAGTAAAAAGAAGTGCTGTGTCTTCTTTTCCAGCCCTATTTTTTAGGTCTGATGATTTGGCAAACCTTTCTTCTCTTGCGACGGGGGATTTGTCTACTGAGTTCTCTAGGGTCGAGGCAGGTGCTGAGAGGGATATTGCAGTAAGTAACTACCCTCCTGCGAACCAAGGGGACGCACCAACAGATGGAGGTGTTTGGAGAAACTATGGCGACCGTCTGTTCAACGCTGCTTTTGCTGCGAAGTTTACTTCTAACGCGACAAGTGCGACAGAATTTTTCAACTATTGTTCTTCTGTAGCAACAACCCTGTCTTCCTATACAGATTGGGGACCAACCGCCCAAGATCAAGAAGGTCTTGCGGCTTCCCATATTATGGCGGGTATGAGCGTGTTTGTGGATTTGTTCTACGACCAACTATCAAAAGAGTTTAGAGAAGACCTTTTAAGTAGAATCAATACCCAACTAGACATTCATAAGAGCGTTATTATTACCGAAGGAAGAGAGTGGGTTAAGGGAAAAACATCAAACATCAATCAGATCTTTTGGTGGGGCTTCCTGTTTGGGTCCATTGTAAACTATATTCACAGCGGAGATAGAACTTATCGAGGATATGTTCTATCTTCTATTGACAACACCAATCAATGTTTTCAGATTAGAAACGGACAAGATACCGCATCCGACTCTGAAAACTTGTTCTATATGTCCTACTCTCTGCACGGACTCATACAGACCGTTGATGTTTTGAAGAACTTGGGGCTGGCGGATTACGAGTCCAGCACTTGGCTACAAAACATTTACAAGATGTATATGTACGCTTATCTGCCCGATTACCTATACCAAACAGGATATGGAGACCAAAACGGGTTGGTGGGACGAGGTCCGCAGCACTTGCTAGCCTATCTGGAAAACCTCACCTCTGACGGAGAGATTGGATTTATTAGAGACTCCTTGTGGAATAACCCCGCAGTAAACCAGTTTGGAAACCCCAACACTGGTATTTTGTGTTTGGACTTCTTATGGAAGAATCCTGCAATCACATCAAGCACTCCCACCCTATCTTCGGTATACAATTTCACAGACTGGGGTGTTGGAGTCTACAAAGAGGATTTGGCCTCAAGTGCAGCAACATACCTATCGTTCAAAGCAGCTAACCCGGCAGGAAACTACGCATGGCAACTGTGGCGAGACGGAGATCCTCTGATGAGCCAGCCGATTATCTCTCACGAACACGCAGATCAAGGCAGCTTTATATACCAACCTAGTGGTCTTCGATTCATTGATGGTGCTTTGTATAACCGATACAAGAAAACTTCCATCGGTAACGCTCTTACTTTCTTTGTATCTTCCCAGATTGATTTCAAATATACAGATGCACAAATTGCAACTATTTGGGATTTGACTGCTATCGATGAACTAGCAGAATCGAGAGACGAAATAAACCAAGCCGGGGTGTGGGAGAACTTCTTGGCTGAAGATGAGATGATAGCGAACAACTTAGTGGGAGGTAATGTTTCGGCCACGCTAACTCCCATGTCCTCCGGGGTCAGCGGAGAAGTTTTTGTAGCAGGAGAATATCATAGATGGTATCCATCCTCAGTAGATCTCTCAGCCGGAGGAACCTACGAAACTGAGCTTAGTTCAGTTTATAGAAGTCTTCTCAAACTCCCTAATGATGTTCTTTGTATAGTCGATCACATCGATATTGGACCCAGCAAAGCTCTAGCACCAAGAGCCTACTTCAATGCAAACTCATCAGCTGTTTATCGAAACAGAATCTTTGATGGAGGCAGCAACGCAGGAAGTTATAGTGCGCTATTTGCAGAAGATACAGGAGGCAGCACAAGCAGCACATTGTTCTGTGCCAGTGGGCCTGTAACTCCAAGTGGAATGACAATTTCAAGAAGCGTAACTGATCTAGAGGATGTACCTGGGGCATCTCCAAAGAGTGTGGACAAAGCTGGTGGGTGGAACGCACTTCCAGTATATCAATGGTATACAAGATTTGAATATGACAACCTATCGGGGATGAACCAAATGATTTATGCAGCGGTTCCTCACGATAAGACAGCGAACATTCATACCATATCCAGTGATGATGACTCTGTAACCTTTACTGTAGAATGTAGTGATGGGAACACTTACTCGATTCAAATAGCATCCAAGGACGATTCCTCAGTTAGGAACTCTGTTTTTGGAAACCCCAACACATACTACACCTTATCATAATATGAGCGAGCAAGTAGAAATCAAAGATGACGGAGTAGTCTCAATTGTAGGAGACTTTGCGTTTCCTCATAGTTTGGATCAACTCATCTCCAAAGAAGCGGAAGGTGCTATACAAAGGCTTCTTCATTGTCTGAAGTCCAAGAGACCTAGCAAGGTATTTCTCTGTCCCACTCCAGGCGTAGTAATGAACTGCTTGCCGTTTATTCTAGTAAATTCTAAGGTAACAATGGTGCTTCCGACGAGAGACTACATTGAAACCTTTTCAAAGCTAGATCAAGAAATCCTCTCTGTAGCAATCAAGCGTTGTGATAACCTAGTAGTGGTTGACGCGGAAGGGTCAATAGACACCACAAACTACCTAGAGATGCTGAAGAAGACCTTTGAGTACATGATCGATGTCTCAGACTGGACACTGTTCGCTCATTGCGAAGAAGTTAGTTCGGACACCGAGCGGCTCATGGATGAAATAGGGGACATAGAAAGTCCAACTCTAAGGGTGAACCTTACTATACCTATTGTTCACAAGTTACCCTAGGAACTTTCCGAACTTATCAACGAAGGCTTTTCTGTTTTCCTGCCAGCCATCTCCGAGAACTCCGTCTCCGCTAGATTGGTGTACTGCAAGAATGGGGACTGCGTAGTTCTTGAGCTTCTTCATGTCTGCCTGAAAGGTTAGGTGGACATCGTAGAAATCCCAATCGCCAGTATAATAGCTTGGCTTATTTAGGTTTAGGCTGTCTAGAGTCTTTTTGGTACAGGCGAGGAAAACGCCGTCTAGAACTTGGCATTGACCGAAGTTACCATAATAAGTGGGGTGCATATGAAACACATCGTTTCCATGTAGAATCATGCCCCGCAAGTTGGTTTTGTCCAGATGATTAGGGTTCATCTCTTTCAGGCCGTCCCACCAGACACCAGAGCTTCTGAGTCTGTGACATCCAGCAACTCCTATAAAGCCCGTGTCTTCCTCGGAAAATACGGTTTCTAGAATCTCCACAATAGACTCAGCACTGCTGAGAATCTTGAGATCATCGTGGGCAAAGATACAAATCGTGGAATCATCCTTATCAGCAACCATTTCCTTTGCCTGTTCAAATACATTGAACATGGATTCCGCACCTACGATATTATTCACTTTTGAAGAAAGTTGTGTAAAAATATCGCTACGGTCGGACTTTAACCATTCGTCTTTTTCGGCCTCGCCCTTTACAGGCACAAAAACTTGATAAGGTTCAGTATATAACATATATGACTCCAGATGAGATTAGAGACGAGTTACGGAAGTGTGCGGACGATCCGATATACTTCATTCGTAACTATGTCTATATTACTCACCCTGTTAAAGGTCGCATCCCTTTCAATCTATACAGATTTCAAGAAAGACTTTTACGGGAGGTTATGGCGAACAGGTTTTCTATTACCCGTAAGTTTCGTCAGGCTGGAATCACTACTATTTGCGCTGCCTACTCTCTGTGGTATGCAATCTTCAAAAAAGACAAGAACATTGTTGTAGTCTCGATTGGTGAGCGCGAATCCACAGACTTCCTGGATAGAGCTAAGGAAATGTACCACGACCTTCCGGCGTGGCTAAAGCCAAAGGCAATCAAGGAAAATCAACATACTCTAAAGCTATCAACTGGTAGTGTGATCAAATCACAGCCAGCAGGGGCGGGTAGAGGTCAGCCAGTATCAATCCTGATTGTTGACGAAGCTGCTTTCATTGACGGAATGGAAGATTACTGGAAAGCAGTCTATCCTACCGTATCAACTGGTGGTGAGGTTGTAATGATCTCCACTGTAAACGGTATGGGTAATTTATACTATGATCTGTATAGAAAAGCAGAACTAGAGCAGAACGAGTTCCACATTATTAGAATTCACTGGCAAGAGCATCCAGACTATGATGATAAGTGGGCGAAGGTTACACGAGCTAACCTAGGAGAAAAGGGCTGGCTACAAGAGGTTGAAGGTGAGTTCCTGGGTACTGGTGATACCTTCATTGAAACAGATGTGCTAAGAGAGATTCGTGACCATACTAGCTCAGAATACTATGAGAAGTATTATCGGATGATGCGAGTCTGGAAAGACCCTGAACCATATGCTCAATACATGATTACTGCCGATGCTTCTTACGGCAGAGGCCGAGATCA